AAAGATGCACACCGAGGAAACTTGGACAACGTATCTTAGAGCCGCACTTTCAGAATTACCTTCTAATTTTATTGAGGGGGCTGCTAATGTTTCCTTCAATTCTTCAATTGCTGCATCTTTCCGGGCCTTATCTGCATTTGAAAATAAAGCTTTGACGGCTATGGAAGACCCATCTAAAGGTCTTGAAGCAAAAAAAATAATTCAACGTGTTGTTGCCAACCAACAAGATTATACTAGGGACTACCGTGATAGACCTGATAAATTAGAAAGAGTTGAGGCAAGAGAACAACAACCTGCTCCGCAGCCACGCCGCCGTAGACAAACTAGCACCTCAACGATGGGTAAAAAACCTCTTCCGAAGAGAAGGGAGAGAGATAAGTCACGTCGAGGTAAACAGGCACCTATTGCAAGAAGAGGTGAACGTGGTCGTCGTGGTGAAATTTCTAAAGATGCGTTAGTTGGTGGCATCATTCGATTACTACAAGAGGTTGAAATTAAGCAAGAAGTAATAGATATGCTTAATAATAAATATCTCAAGCCTGCTGCTAATGTTAACGAAGTAGTAGAAAATACATATAATATGCTTGCAGAAATTAAAAATACTCGTGGTAGAAGATATACTACAAATCAAAAGTTGGAGTTCGAAATGGGTATATTTAGTATGTTTAGGGAGCGTGGCCTACGATGAGAAAAATATTAAAATCTTGCCCACTCTGTCAGCATGAAGACCGGGACCATCTAGAGGAGATGATTCTATCCGGTGAATTACAAGCGACCGAGTTAGACCGTATTGAAGATTGGCGTAGCGGTACGACTCGTAAACATATGCAAAATCACTTGGGAGATTATCACGATAATTCTAATGAATCCTGCCCTATGTGTGTTGCACCTAACCGAGCCGAGTTAGAAGCGGCCATTACAGATGGAAGTATTAAACCCTCACGGGTGGCTAAGATGTTAGGCGTAGGAGTTGATATGATTAACCTTCATATGAAAAAACACCTCAAGCCCTTAGTACAACGCTCCGCTTCCATGGAAATCGCCCGACAGGAGATTAACGAGATTGAAGTTCTTTCAAGCAATCTTACGCTATTACAAACAAAATTACAAGAGTTTATTTTCGACGCTGAGGACTTAGACCATAAGACAATTGACTCGTTAGTTAAACTATCAAAGGAAATTAGGGAAAGTTTAAAATATGCGTTAGAGTTTAAAGGACAATTAGTACACAAGCAGGAAACTGTCGTAGTTCAACAGGTCGAAGTAATTCAACGTGTGTTAATTGAACAATACCCCGAAGTATGGGCTGAAATTAGAGATAACGTGGCGGAGAGATTAGCATGATAAAAAGCTCAAAGTCACAGGCTTTAATTAACAGGTTATCCCAAGTGGTTCAATCAACATCAAAGATTAAAAGCCTGTTGAGCAGATACGACGAATATTCGGAGGAACAGATGAACTTATTAGAAGAACAACTGTATAGCCTTTCAGAAACTTATGCGATGATAATTGAATATCTAGACGATGTAATGAAAGAAATATCCTTCAATAGAGAAAACTTATATGTGATTAAATGAGTAAAGAAGAAACGGTAGAAAAAGTAGCAGATGTAGCAGAAGACGTAGTAGACATTCTAGAAGATGTAGGACTAATCACAGAAGAGCAAGAGGCCAAATATACGGCCATGATTCAAAAGTCTCTTCCCCTTGTCCTAGGTCTTGTAGGTGGCTTTTTGAGCGGTGCAATATTAGTCTGAGGCATTTAAATTTTAAACTTCCGTTCGTTATTTAGGGAAGTTTTAACTAGACGCGGTGGTTTTGATGCTTCTAAATTTCAAACTCCCGAGGGCGGTTGGACTTTAAAAGAAAAAACATCGTTATTTGTATACGGTAAGAAATTAGATACAGATAGTTCTGAATTTGATGAAGAGTTATATGAAAAGGTTATATTTAGAGCGGGTGGTAGAGAAAATGCCGTTAAGGAATTTTCAGATTATTTAAAAACTAATTTTGGTTCTCTACCCTTTGTAGATAATATTAATGAGTTAAAATTTGCCGAGACAACCATTGGAGAATCCTTTCCACTAGAGAAGGATGCTAAGGGTTGGTTCGATACAAATGCAGAAAAACTTTATAAAAATTGGTTAGAGGGCGGTGATGCTTTCATCAATGTTCTGGGTTATTTTATTAATAATCGCATTGTTGTTACTTTAAATTCTGTATCAGACGAGTTAAAAACGGAAGGTGTTAACAAGGCACTACCAACTGAAGTAAGCAATGCTGTAAAAAATTGGTGGAAAAGAAACCACGCTGGTATTGGAAAACTCGCCACCTATAAAGTGCAGAACTTTAGTCCGAGAATTATTTCGGGATTATCAGAAGTGGAATTTAATAGATTTATAGATGTTGTTGTAGAAATTGTAAAGAAAGAAAATTTGGATAATTCTATCAGCCAATTTTTTGGTAATACCTCAAAGGGTATTGTAAATAAGCAAGAATTATTTTCATCTATTTTAAATAATGAACCAAATATTTTTTCAAAATATATTTCTTTTGTTTCACCTAGAAGATATAAAAGTGGTGAAGATGTAAAGGAACTCGGTAGAGGTGCTGACTATAGTGCTATCAATGCGGAGTTTGCAAATTATTTTTGGAATAATAGAGATAGTATGCAAGAATATAATGCATTGGGTGAAGAATATACCGACTTATCTCGAAATGAATTTATTGAAAAAATTACTGCCGACTTGAGAGGTAGTAAAAATCAAGTCATTACGAAAGTATTTAATGACTATGTTAAATCAACGGAGGTCGAAACTGAAATGGAGGAAAATCCTTACATTGAGGTTATCGGAGAAGGGTTAAGTCGCGCACCGAAGTTAACTGATTTCAAACTAAACTTTGACGGTGAATATGATGCAGATGAAACACTATCATTGGGTGCTGCTTTCTTTAACATGGTTAGTTTACTAAAGTCATTTGATGTAGATACGAAGCCAATTGAACTACTTATCACAGAAACATTAGAAGACGAGGCTAGTGAAAAGGTAATTAATACCGAGGCCAAAAGACCAAAGCCTAGTATCCAAAGAATTGTACGTAGATTAGCACGACGCAATCAATCATTTAGTTCGGACCTAGAAGCAGCAATTCAGTCCACGCTTCGGCCCCTTAGAAGGAATGTTATTTCTCAAATTTTAGAAATGTTTAATAGTGTTGACTTGAATAACCCCCAATACAAAGAAATTAACAATAAGAAGGTCATTGACGTTCTTAGAGAGTATGATTTGGTGAGGTGATTATTTGGAAGATTATGTTAAAATCGAAGATGATGGCGCTATAGATGCTTATTTAGACTTAGCAACATATGGAGATATTGATAGACCCGAAGATTTAGGAGAGGATGAAAGTCAACCTATTTATGATGATGCCGCTGCTCTTCACTACATTGCTGGTGTAATACCAAAATTTGAAAAATTTACTTTCCCATCAACACCACCACGAGATGTTGATTCTGTTCGCTCTCGCGTAGTTAGGGTTAGAGACTTATTAGACAATCTTCCCGAAGGTAATATTCCTCTTACTGCAAAAACGGGCGGCGGTACGACAGAACAGTTTATTGATAAAGTTTCTGAAAGATATGAGAAGGTAAAGGAATTCATTAACCCCGAATATCAAAGTAAGATGGAAAAATTAATTCAAAAATTAAAGGGTTCATTAGAGGTTACTCCCGAACTTGTGGAGTCTGAGCCGGTTAGCATTTCAGATATCAACCAACACTTTCAATATTTTAGCTCTTCATCTACAGTTGATAGAGAGAGAATTTATGATTTTTGGACTGAGGCAAATGATTTTTTCCAAGACCCCCCGAAAGATTTAGATATTAATCTTGAAGGAACTGATTATATAATTGAAGGTGTGGGAGATGAGGTAGAAAATGTGGCTAGGTTATTTAGGAGAATTGAACTACCTAACTATGTTATGAATCTTACTAGTATTGATATTAAACAATATAAGGACGAAGTAATTTCAGAAGCAATTTTAAACAATGTTTTCCCCCGAGATAAGTATAGTAATTATAGATACATTCTTTCTGGTGGTAAGGCCGACTACGGCGCACGCATGAGTATTGTTGAATCACGCGGACGAGCAGATTTTAATCCTCAAGGTGAAATGGGTGTAGAAGAGTTTACTACCCCGTATTCTGACATTGAAGAATATTTTAAGAGAACAAAACAAATTAAGTTTGTTGACCCACTATTAGCTATTGAAAGCCAAACTACAGACAATAATTTTTTCATTGATACACCGATGGAAGAAAAAATCATTAAACAACTAAGTGAGTTATACAATGTAGAGTCTGCTCCTTACCTAGCAAATATTCTAAACATTGCTATTGATAAGGTAAAAGAAATTATCCAAGCGATGAAAACAGACATTATTAATCGTAAGGTTTTCAATCTACCCATTATGGATGATAACGTTCATCGCGGTATTTTTCAAAGAAGTATTACCGAAAATTTAAGCCTAGAGGTTTTAACCTTTGAAACTTCGGTAGAAAATGGAGACCTAAGACTTATTCCAAAATATAGAGATATACAAGTTTCTAGTTATAATGACTTTGTGGATAAGGTAAATCAAAAGGCTACTAATGCCTTTAAACTACTAGCACAAATTTTACCCGATAGTAAATTTAAGCCCTTTGCTTCAGGGCAAGATAAGGGTGGAACCGCCACATTACCTTCTAAGGGTATTGAGCCAAGTATTAAGCGAAGTTTTGCTGAATCTCATTTAGCTGATTTTATCAAAGTATTTTACTTTGACTTTATGAATTTCCGATATTTTTATGGTAAAGATACCCCTCAATTTACAGATTCCGAGGAATATACTACCCTTCAACAATCTCTATCATCTATATCTGGTAGATTTTATGAGGGTATGCTTAGAAGACTTACCGTTGCTCCCGGCCTTTTAGAAAATGATGATATTAAAAATCTGACTAGATTCTTTAAGGGTGCCCAGCGAGGAACAACTCGCTCTCCTATTCAAATTGTTAATGATACGTCTAAACTTTATCTTTCTCTAGTACAAATTGTTGCTCTAGCAGACGAACCAATTTCGGAAACTAGAAAAATGAACACGTCCTTGAAAAATTTCTTGGGTGCAGTTCTATTTACAGAAATGCCCGAGCAGGGTGAATTAACGTTCGAGGGTAAAAAATTGTCTCAATATAAAGATATACCTAGCGATGGGTTGATTAAAGAACTTCTTGACGATATCGTATTACTTACCAAAGATAGAGACTTTGCCGCCTATGCCAGACAAAATAATATGAAGGACATTGGTAAGTTAACAAATGCAATTAAACGTTCACGGTATTATAGAGATGGTTTAATTAAGAGTGGTCTTACAAATGCCTACCTTGATGCCTTAGACACATTAAGAAAGTCTCGTAATTTACCAGTTTATAGAGCACACTTATATACCGACGATATTGAAGATGTTGATGAAGTAATTTCTATTATTAAAAATGAAGACGGCATTGACATGTATATGACTGATATTGAAAAAATTATTCAAAGTGGTGACTCATTTAACACGATTGCAAAATCACACGGTATTGATACACTAGTAGTGTATAAAATTAAGGGGCTATTCCGATGAAGAAGGAATTAGGCGCTGACGCAGGTGGTAAGGGGGCTAGTAGATTCCTACCAATTCCTACAGATGATGAAGGTAAGCCTGCAAATACCCCAGACATTCGTATTACCAATAAGGTTTACAAGGAGGAAGAGATGCTTAAGGTATTCAAGGTTGTAAATCCACAACGTAAGCAGCGTGAGGACATGGAGTTCTTTCCCGATTTAACGCGGGTAAATGCTGATGGGTATTTTATTGCCTTTGACCACAATAATACATTGGGTGGCGAACCATTACCCGTTGGTCGCGTGGGATGGAAATATCTACGCCAACACGGAGTTTTTCTAACCGTTGGTGTGAAGGTTATTCCCATGTATAGAGGATTGAGTATTGCTAAGAAACTATGGGAAATGCGCGATAGAGTTATTTTTCGCAATAGACCTGCGGTTGGCTTTTTGAGTAATTTTAAGGAAGGGTGGATTAACTACGTTAAGAGTCAGAATTGGAACATTGAGCCACCGGTTTCCACGTTGCCAGAATCTTTGGTAATGGATGCTGAGAAGACCATTACAGAAAGGGGTAAGCCGAGGAAGATGATTACGTATAATATGCCCGGTGAGATTTACGAAGATGACGCGATGGCGAAGGCTTGGGATATTCTAAAAATGGGAGTTATCGGAACTGTTGTCGTAATTGACGGGAAGAAGTATCACTTTAGTCCCGATGATGTAGAAAGGTATAAACAGATTTTTCAACAAACTATGGGTAGTGACCCCAAGCAGAAACAGCGCATTGCTTTGAGAAATGTTATCCGTGAGAGAAATATACAGCCGAAGGTTCGGTGATTAAATGGATTTATTAACCGAAATGGACATGGCTGCCTCAAAGGGCAACTTCGAATATTTCTTCACCAAAGTTCTCGGCTACGAGATGGCCCCATTCCACCGCGAATGGTTAGACCGTGTAAATACCACAAAGCGCACGGTTACAATCTGTTCCCGTGACCACGGTAAGTCCGTATTCTTTCACGCTTGGTGTGTTCATCAACTCATATTCCAAGAGCCACCCTATCAGATGCTTTACATCTCTTCTAACCAAAAACAGACAATGGTTCACATGAAAGACATTGACCGTATGTTTACCAATATTCCAGCATTGAGAAAGTATAAACCCAAGTCCGGTTGGGCAGTAGGTTACATGACTCTAACAAATGGAAACACAATTATTGAACGCTCCGTAGGTTCACAGATTCGCGGTCTTCACCCTGATGAAATTATCGTGGACGACCCTATGAAGGAATTCTCAGTTGCCGCCATTCAACGTGTATCAGATTGGTTTTGGGGCGACATGGTTCCCACACTTCACCACACGTCATCACTTCGCATGATTGGTACACCCTTCACATACACGGATATTTTTGCCGAACTTGAGGAGAATACAGAATATGATGTAAAACGCTACCCTGCTATCAACCAAGCAGGTGAAGCCCTATGGTCCTCACGTTGGGACATTGATTCTCTAGAACGCCGAAAGCGTGAAATCGGCTCATCTAAATTTACACGCGAATATCTTTGCATTCCCATTTCATCCAACACTATGTTGTTCCAAAAGGAGTTTATCGAAAAGGCTAAGGACAGAACAATTACTGGTAAATATACAGGTAATACCGAGGCATACAAATACTTCATTGGCTATGACCCATCATTAAGTCAAGATGGGGACTACACAGTTATGACCGTATTAGAGGTTGATGAAGATATGAATAAAACTGTCGTGGCTATGGTTCGGGAGAAGAATCTAGACTTCCGTGGACACATTACTCGCATTACAGATTTATGTCACCGGTTTAAACCCGAAGCGGTTATGATTGAAACCAACACATTCGCCAAATCTTTCGCTATGGAACTGCGCGACATTTCTGATTTCCCCGTCCGTGAGTTCACCATGTCTCGCCGTAAGAAAGAAGAAATTATTCTCAATCTTCAGATGAATTTAGAGAATCACAAAATTCACTTTCCCTATGCAGATGATAATTCACGCATCATGAGTAATGCTATCATTCAGGAATTAGAAGCCTTCGGCATCTCATCAACCGGTAAGATTGAAGGTTTAGGGGCACACGATGATTCCGTTATTGCATTAGCGTTGGCAAACTACGCCACAAAGTCTTTTAATGATGCCTTCGTTGACATTGATAGTGAAGGCATGTTTGGTAACGTTATCAATCCGATGCAATCGTTAATCGGACAACAAAATTTCGGAGGTGGAATTTATGGAATTAATCTATAAGGAAGAAGAAATTGATTATGAAATGGCGCAGCGCCTATTAGAAGAAGCCAAGCGGGAAGAAGAAGAAGCGGCTGCTGCTAAGGAAGAATTACGCGGCACCTTAAACCTCTCAGAAGATTGGTATAATTATCGCCCCTTTGATGAAATAGAGGTGTTAAAAGAAATCTCTTCTTACTATTCTATTAATCTTTCTGAAGCGCAAGAGCGAGTTTCAAAAATGCCTAATGAACCCTTAATTGATGGCAAGCCTATCCCCGAAATTGTGAAGGAACTTAGACAAATTAGAAGGAGCCTAAAGGGTAGTGCGAAAATTAAAATGAGTAATTCCATTGACCATCTTATCAAGGCTTATGCTAGTCACCTTGACTCTTGTATTAGTAACATTTATTGGCTAGCACCATATAAGTCAGCGGTTAAATTAATTACGCCTAGCCCTGAAAAAATTAGTAAACTAAATCACATCAAGGATGGGGAAACAAGGCAAGAAATTATTGAGCATCTTATTAAGATGTGGGAATGTAATATGAAAAAGGGTGAAGTAGACTACGGGACAGATTATACTAGTTTAGTCAAGGACTTTAAGGCATCTAAAACATCTATCAATAAAATTTTAAAGAATATCCATCACCAATCTATTAGACCTAATCGTAAGAAAAAGCTCGACGATATGTTGGTCAAGGCCGTATGTTCCAATCCCGGCATTACGAGCAATCACCTTCACGCTATTCTACCAAATTCATACAAGCGTTCAACCTCACCTCAGACAATTGCTAAGATGCTAAAGCGCCTGGACGTTACCAATGTTGAAGGGGAATATTATCTTATTAGCAATGAGATTAAGAAAGACCTCTTTTCTTACATTGCTGGCTTCATTGATTCGGATGGATATATTACTATGGACCCATCCTTTTCTCCCCGTGTCGGCATGATTGCGACGGGCAATCGTGGCCGTGCATTCTTTACAGAATTGGAGAAAGAGTTGAATATTGGTCGCCTACACTTAGACCAAAAGGTTGGGGAAAATTCCCGCAGCCAACATCGTTTAAATTTTTATTCACAAGATGATATTACTAAGCTATTGGATAAGTGCCTACCCCATTTGCGAATGAAGCAAACACAGGGTAGGTTGCTCCAAGAGGCCATTCGTATTAAGAAAAGATATAAAAAGCAGCCGTGGGCTAAGGAACGTATGGGACAAATTTTCAAACTAATGAAGTGGGAGAATTGGAAGGATGCCCGTAACAAGACAGAATTCGAAAAGTATAATATCCTTGAGGAAGATATTGCTAAATACAAACAGGAGTCTAAGTGGGAACTCATGGATGAGTTAGACAGTATCGTTAAGGAGGAATGAAAATGGGTTTGAGAGACAATATTAGGTCATTGATTAGAAGAAGAACTCCGGTTCCCCGCGAGCCAGAAATTTATAACATGGGTATTCAGGAGAAGAAATTACCTCATCACTATGCGGGTAAGTATCTCTACGAAACAGCACAAAATTCTACCATTGTTCGCACTTGTCTTATCCAACTTAAGACCGAAGTATTCCGCCGAGGGTATGAATGGAAGAAAGAATTCGAATACAAGTGTGAGGATTGTGGCTATGAATACCAACGTGAGGTTGACCAATGTAGTGCGTGCGGCTCTACTAATCTACGTCGCCCAGACTTTAATCAAAAAATATATGCCGAAGAATTTTTTAAGGGATATGTAAACGATGCTAATCAGCTTTTTACTGATATTCTTCGTGAAATGGAAACCGACCTGAATGTTATTGATGATGCTTTCCTAGTTTTAGTAAAAGACTACTACTTAGATAAAAGGGGAAAGATTGTACTTTCAAAGATTAACGAGGTTTATCGAGCCGACCCAACGACCATGTATATTGAAACCGACGAGGATGGAGATAGAGGTCACAGTCGTTATATCTGTCCAACACATAGAGATTTTATTTCTGAGGATAAATACGATAAGTGTGGAGTTTGTAATTCCTGTCTCTATCCCGTAGAGTTTGTAAACAAAACGTTGCAGGGAGATGAGCAGCATTTTATCACCGGGGAGGTTATTCACATTAGTAAATATTCCCCATCTAGACTGTATGGACACCCACCAGTTTTGACTCTATTTAATCACATTTTTACTCTATCTGCTATGGAGCAATACATTAGCACATCATATACAAAGGCTAGAACTCCACGAGGTATTCTTGCCGTTCAGACTAACAACATGGAATCGTTAGTTAAGTATTGGAAAGGTGTAAAGGAGAAACTTGAACGAGACCCTCACTATGTTCCTATTATGGGTATTGAATCAGATGGTGGTTCAGGCGGTAACGTTCAATGGGTTCCTTTCATGAACACCCTAAAGGAGATGGACTATATTGCCGTAAAGGATGACCTAAGAAAGCGCATTGGTGGTTTCTATGGCGTAAGCGACGTATTTATGGGCGATACGACTACCTCCGGTGGAATGAACAATGAGGGTATGCAGATTCTAGTTACTAATCGCGCGGTTGAAATGGCTCAAGCGGTTTATAATAAATATCTCTTCCCATACCTTATGAAGCAATTTGGCATTACCGATTGGAAAATTATGCTTCTTCGTTCTGAAGAAGAAGACCAAACCTCTCACTTACGACGACGTGAGATTGAAATTAACTTAGCAGTTCAAATGAAGAACTTGGGCTTTGAGGTTGATATGAACGAAGAGGGTGACTTTGTGTTTAAGAAGTTCCCACCAAAGGACTTGATTGATGTTAATGTTGATGAAAAACAGGGAGATGAAAAATTAGAAACTGACCCCTATGCCGGTACAAATATTGATGCATCACAGTTAGGACAGTTACAGGAACAGGCTCTAATGACCGGACAAACTAAGGGTCAAGTTGCGGGGGAGATGCCGGGAAAAGAAACAAGCCCCGCATGAGCGTGGGGCCGCCAAAAAGATTTAGTGGCTTACCAGAAGAAGCCGGAAATAATAACGTAGACCGAAGAAGTGAAAGGAGGGTTAATAGATGAAGAAAGCAGTTCCCACTACGAGTCAATTAAAGTTAATTAAAAATTTTAAGTTTACGCTAGCTAGTGAAGATATGTATGAAGATATGAAAACCATTAGTGGTAAACAATTAGACACGGATGTTGCTAACATATTTGTCGAATGTTTAGATTTAATAGAACAAATTTATAAATTATCTAAAACTACTAAATTTAAATACGGAAAGCCTGTGGACGAATTTGATTTGAATAAGGTTTTTGAATCAATTCAACTAAGGTTCGATTCTTCTACCGGAATTTATTATGACCCTTATTTTACCTTCAAACCTATGGGGCTAAGCTATTTACTTTCTTTTATAATGACTGTTAGACACGAAAGGGATATGGGTAGAGGAAAATTTGATACATCCGAGTTTATCAGACTTATGACGCTCATCTTGAAATATGTTAAAGAGTGGGCAAGCCTCAGTTCTGACTACGCCTTACCCGTAATTACTGTTAAGGGAAAGGTTATAGATATTGATGAAGAATTTAAGGAAGAAGAATCTAGCAGTGAAGGTCTGCTTTCATTATTTAATACTTCTAAGAATCCTTTATACCAATACAGGGATTTGCCCCCACATTTTACTAAATATATAGTACAAGTTATTTCAAAACAAATTAGACGAATGGCTAAGCGCGGTGAAATAGATGCTATGAAGACAAGTCTTGAAGATGATATTATGCCTCTACTTAGAGGTGGTAAAGTTATTCGAAGGACTAAAGGTGGACAACCGATTACGGCTAAGGTGCAGTTAGATTTCTTACATGCAGTATTAGATGATTTGTTATATAATGAGGGTGGGGAAGATATTGTCAGACAAATCGCTTCTTTAGATAAGAAAGAATTTGGTGAGTTTATGAGCAATAAACAATACAACAGGTCCTTAACAACTATCTTTACACAATTTGTTAATGTAGCTATTAAGGAAAATTTAAATAAAATCGGTCATTACGATGTTAAGGCAAATAGATTTAGGGGCGACTCTTCCTTAGTAGCTAAATCCAACGTTACAAAAAATTTGTTTAGGGACATGCAGATGGAATATGATGATTCTGACCCCCAGACATCATTTTATAAGGCGCTTGATGGCGACAGTCTAATACAACTAAATTTATTTTTAAGCAAACAAATTCCTGCATCAGATGTAAGGGTTCAATCAAGAATGGAGTTTAAAAATGTAGTAATTACCGCTCGTTTTAGAGCCTATGCTGAAGGTGATTCAACTCGGTCGTATACTAAATTTATTTTAGATTTCGTAAAAGAAAGAATTTATTATAGTACTAATAATTATGTTTCTCGTGAATTAGATACTTCTGAATTCAAACAAATAGCTAGCAGCATTAGTTTGGACGTAGAGGACCCTCTTAGAGATTTAATTACTCTATTAGGTCAAATGACTCGGCCAGATAAGGTTAGTAGTAGAGCCTTTGGTGGTAAGAAAAAGATACCAGAACGTAAGTCAATAGATTTGCTAAGAGCACTAGTTTCTAGAATACCTAAGAAAAATATTGTTAAAATAGAAGGCCCTGAATATAATTCTCTTTTGGGAACAATAACCGGGGGAATGCTATTAGGTGTTTTTAATAGTGAAGGTACTATTCTCAATTCCTTAACTTATCTTAGTTTTGATAGTATTAGAACAAAAAAACAAAATAATAATACAAAAAATATTTGTATGATTAAACTTTATGTTTCAGGTATCGGACGAAACGGTGAATTAATTGATGAATTAAAGCTTGCGAGAGCAGGTAGTAATTGTATTTATCTTACTACTGATTTATCTACAGGTGATAGTGTCGGCACCGTTGTTGGGGTTATTCTTGATTCCTTATCAGAAGACCCCCAAAATTACTTATTAAGTGGTCTAGCAAATGTTTCGGCTTCGACTTTATATCCCGGCACGCCTTCACAAAAATTAAAAGAACAAATTACAGAGGCGATTTTAAAAATACCCTTAGAAGATATGGATAAAATGCTATTTAATGATGATGAGGCGGTTGCCCTTAATATTAGGAGAGATACGAATGAGTGAAATTATTAGAAGAAAATTGGATGAAGCAAAAAAAGAAATTGCAAGAATGGAAGGTTTAAATGATACACAGAAGGTAGAAAAAACTACCCGTAGCGTTATGCCTCCGATTCCTGAACCAACAGATATTAAACCATCACAGGACCGAGTTGCTGCTATGATTGAACCCGGTCCTAAGATGAAGAAGAAGTGGAAACAAGTTTGAGGTGATACGATGGAATACCGAGGTCAAAAATTATTCTCTCATTTACAATACCTATACTTATTAGGTTTTAGTAGCCAAGACATTAGACTTTTACAAAATTCTTATAGAAATAAAGAGAGTGGTAAGTTAGAAGAATATGCGACCTTAGTTTCTGAATTAAAAACCAAATACTCGGACTTTGACGAGGAGCTTTTTGACCAATTAGTTAAGGAAGGCAGTAGAAGAATGGGTAAGAATGTAAAAGTTAAGACATTCGTAAGTCAAATGTCTCCCTATGTTGTAGCCGGTAAATATCAAGTTGGCGGTAAAAGATTTGGATTTACTCAGGGTAGAAAGTTAAGGGCTACTAGCGACAATTACTTTATACCTAAAAAAATTTGGGATATTTCCGTGAAGACCGAACCCGAAGAATACGAAAAGGCGTTGGAATATCTTAACGAGTTTAGAACTAGCATGGGTTTATCTGTGATTAGTTTAGAAGACCTACCCGGCGGTCAATTTGCCCTACCTATTTTATTTAGTGAATTAAAATTAACGGCAGACAAACCCGATAGTTATTCTACAGGTGATGTAATAGGAAAGATTAGTGAAGTGATTGCAGCCGGTGATTTAATTAAAGTTTTCCTCGGTGATAAGATTCCAGCCTTTGGTACTGATGAAGTAAATAATAAAAAGGTAGTGTCCGAACTTAGGAAATATATTAAACAGAAAATTAATACGAATCGTATATCTAGAAATTTCAACGAAGGTCTGCGCTTGGCATTTACAACTTCTGTAGTTAAACAATTGCCTAAAGATACGCTTAGTGCCCTGAATGAACTTATGGAATCAGGCGACTATGCCGGTAAGCCTGTAGGTTATTGGTTAGCGATACTAGCTACGGATGGTGTCAACCTACCAGTATTTGGTAGGGAGGTACAAGTAAGAGAAAGTGATGAACTACCATTCTTTGAACCAAAGGTTAGTCCGTCTGATATGCCTACCAAAACAAAGGAAACGAAGGACCGTCTAGACAAGATGGACGTTGAAGACTTACCACCCAAGACCCGTAAGAAGGTTAAAACATACATGCAAGATGCCGACCCAACAGAATATTTTGGGGAGGAATATCTCAAGTTAGGAAAAGTTATAAATATCCTTGAGGGTATTGTCGAAGCAGAAGACGAAGAGGAATTGGCTGAACTCTCTGAAGATAACCTAAAGATGGTAAAATTAGCCGCACGATTGAGAAAACAATATGAAACACTATATCGCGCTCTAGATGATATGGTATATGATAACAAGGAGGAAGAAGAATGAGCGAAGAAAATACATTAGAAATTTTAAAAATGCTAGTAGAAAGGATTAAGCAATTAGAAAGACAGGTCATGGAGTCAGAAATGAACTTGATGAAGTCCGGTTTCGTTGCACATACACCGCGCCCAATTGGTGGCGTAAAGTCAAATGTGCCGAATAGTGACACCATTTCAAAAATGTCTTGGTCTGACCTAGATAACCTAGTAGAACAAATGGAGGGAACACTATGACCGAAGGAACAGATATGAGCGAGAGGAGACAAACACTTCTAACTCAACTCAATGAATTAGAAACTATTATTACAAATGCACTCGGCGCACTTACCGAAAGTGTGGAAATTAGGGATAACAAAATACCCAAGCCACAGAAAGTTGATGTCGAGCGATTGGCTGCAAAGCCTTATACAACGGGTATGCCCGAAAAATTTACCGCTGTAAAGAAAGGTAAATTGATGCCTAATAATATGTTATACAAAGCACCCGCATTAGATGAGGGAGAAGACCCACCTGTTGAGCCGGTCGAAGAACCACAGGACGGACAGGAAAAAGAAGTAGCTTCTGCTCTTGAAGATGCATTAAGACAGTTAGAAAAATTAAAGTATACTCACTCTATTGATGCAGCAGATGCTATGCAACCAACCCAGAGATGATAGTATGTTTACTATCCCCGGCGAAGACTTGGTTAAAAATCAAGTTTCATACAAAAATATTATTGCCGCTAAGTTTTTGTCGGGTAAAGAAAACCCAAAGGCTTATGGTAAGGATTGGGAAAAATTAGTTATCGAACTTCGCCGCGCCGTGCGCGACCCGGCTATTAAGGATGCTATACCCAACATTGAACATAGCGTTTTATTTTCTGATTTATCCTTAGATGTTAGAAGCCAAGAGGCGGTTGCAATTTACGACCAATCTCGCGCAGCAATACCTATGATAATGACTAAGCAAGATAAACCGGAAAAGTTTATTTTACCTAATAAACCAATGTATCGTATTTTCGAAATTAATGACTTAGAAGAAATTAATGGGTTTACGGGGTATTTTATAATTCAAGAAAAGTACGACGGTGTTCGCATTCAGGTTCATAAGTTTAACGACAAGGTTTCTATTTATACTAATCGTGGTAGAGATATTACGGATAAGATGGGAGACTGTGTAAAGTTTTTTGAAGATAAAGACTTGAAAGATTTAATTCTTGACGGTGAGGCGGTTCTATATCAGGATGATGACCCATTGGTTAGGTCTGATACAATAGGTTTCTTAAATAAAAAGGTCGGTAGTGAGGGAGATATTCGCCTACACATTTTTGACATTATGCATTATGATGGAGAAGAAGTGTATAAAGAAAAACTAGAAGATAGAATGGTCGTACTTATGAATAATTTTTCGGCCAAGGCTAATGAAAAGGTAGAGTTTCCCAATAAGAAAAATACACGCGAAGCAGATTCATTAGAAGAGTTGGAAGAATACGCGAAGGAAATTATGGACAACCCCGCATCCGAAGGTGTTGTTATTAAGGACGCCAAGTCTTCCTACGTTGTTGGTAAAAAGAAAAATCCAAAGTGGGTTAAGTGGAAAAAATTTGTTGACCTAGATGTAATTATTCTCGAAGCTAGAGAAAATAAAAACAAAACATATTCATATCTTATGGGAATTGGACCCGTCGAAGGTGGTCCTAAATCTAAAGAAATGAATGGTGAGACTTACATGAACGTAGGTCGTGCCGGTAATTATTCAGAAAAGTTAGAAGTGGGTTCTATTATTCGTGTAAAGGTAGACGATATTGTAGGCACTAAGGAAAAGGGTTTTACCCTAAATGGTGCTATGGTTCATGAAATACCCGAGGTAGAATATCCTGATAAGGTAATTACATTAGAGTTACTAACAGAAGGTGGACGCAAATCACTTGGAGATTATCAAGTAGAAGCGTTAAAGAAATCATACTATCTTACAGACAATGTTCATGGTATTGTAAAGATGGACCTTGAGTTAGATACCGAAGGATTATTGCTACACGGATTTAAGGGTAGTAATCTCATGGGTAAGAATGCTTGGGCAGATAAGGATATGTGGATGAAACAAATTCGCTTGGCCTACAATAAGGATAACGGTAAGTTTTTTGTTATGTGTCAACAAATTATGGACGGTCATGCCCCTATGACTATTGAACGGTTACATAAAATTTGCATGGAACAAGACCCGGATATTATAGCGCGACTATTCTCCGGTAAGAACTCGGTGAAACAGATGAAGCAGCGTTTAATGAAGGGTGGGGAGGCTTATGGTATTGAATATAATAATGGTAAGTTTTCCTACGATGACGATACATTAGCAAAGTCTAAGGCTCGTAGAGGTATGTTTACAATGTGGTTAACCGATGAAGGTTTCCTACACTTCATAGTTGAATATCAGGGGAAGGAATACGTATGGGAAATAGAAGTCGGTGATGAGGAAGAAATTTACGACTTCTTAGGTGAGTCTGGTAAATACCCATGTAGTATTATTGATAGTGCAAGTAAGGATAAGTTATTTGATAAGGGACAATTAATTATCGGCGCACAACGTCATGGATATCATGAGTATATTCTAAGCGGGGAAGAGGTAAAAAGTAAGATACACTTCCGCTATGTTGAGGCGTTTGATGACCAAAAAATGTGGATTGCCTTTACAGGCTATAAGCAAGAACCCGCACCTGAAGATTCAGATGAGGGCTTGGTAAATATTTACGAGGACAAGTTTGCTGATGATACGGATATTAAAAAATATGCTGATGATATGGATATTAGAAAAAAGGCTCTTAGGGCACATGGTTTAGTACAATTAGCAGTTTATAGAATATTAAAGGATGGTAAAGAAGTATTTAACTCAGACGACGTTCTTGAATATTTAGAAAAAGATTTCTTTACATTTATAAAAAAATTAAATGAAGAAGGTATTATAACTGATAATAAAGTAGGTGAAACTAGCCGAGGAGGGGGAACTCCTATCGGTCAAAGAAACGTAACCTTTGGTGATATAAAAAGAACCTTCCATATTCCCTTACCCAAGACGTGGAGTAAGACTATTACTAAAGGGAGCTACGATAAGTTAATGAGAAAAATGGGTGCTCGAACTTTAGGTTCTGTTTTAACATCACTATCTTATGGAAAACCCATAGTTGACCTTAATGGTGAAAAACTTGTGTCGGTAAGAAATCTTTTAACAGGTGAAACATTTACTCCGTTTGTAAAACCCGGACAGGAAGTACAAAGCTATTCTAATAAAAAAGGTAGGAAATTGTCAGGTTTTATGACCAAGCAACATTTTGCAAAAATGAGAAATAAAATATTGAGAAATTTAGAAACAAATTATAAAGAGATTTTTAAAATAGTATCTACCCTCCAACAAAATTTTCCAGCAAAATATGAAAAGGAAGTTAATTACTATGAAAAATTTGACATTGATTTACCCGCCACATTATACCGCCTACTTCAACAGAAATCCAAGTAACCTTTATATAGTCTTTTGACGAGACACTATAGCACAGGCGAGGATTATGCAGATAGAAACTCCCATGTTTGGTTCCGAACTTACCGATGGTGGTGAGTTCGTAATTCTAAAAGAAGATAACGATTTAGTTATCGCTGGATATGCATCAGTAGATGTAGTAGACAAGCAAAATGATAAAATCACTCTGTCCGCTATTCAAGAAGCGGCTCAGAAATTTATGAAGGAGGAGCGATACCGCAACGTTATGATTACACATTCTAACGTTCAAGTTGGTGAAGTTCTCGATGAGTATACAAATTCCAAAGGAAAAGTCCTAAAAACAGGCGTTGATGATACAGGTTTTTTTGTAGTGATAAAGTTAAGAAATGATATTGAGAAAGCACGAGAAGTTGCCCGAGATGTAAGAAAGGGTAGACTACGTTCATTTTCAATCGGTGGACAGGCGTTAAGTAAGACCAACAAGCATGATAGTGATGTAGGCACATTCAAGGAAATTGATAAACTTGAATTGCATGAAATCACAATTTGTGAAGAGGGCATTAACCCCGAAGCCAAATTTGATATCGTAAAGGAGGATAAAACAATGACAGAAATTGAAAAAGCATTAGAAGAATTTAACGAAGTCATGACTGAGTTGCGTAAGGAACTTCTTGTAAAAGAAGAAGAGGATGTAGAATCTATGGATTCATCCATGCCTACCGCTCAAGATGACAAAGACGAAATGATGATGGAAGACGAAGAAGTAGAGAGCGCAGACTATATGTCTGAAGACTACGAAGCCGGTGACTATAGTGAAGAAAAAGAGATGAAGTCTCTTAACGCTGAAACACTCGACCTTTCTCCCGCTAACATCGAGAAGGCCTACGAAGCCTTCCGTGCCGAGCGTGAAGAAGAGCGTGCCTATGACTTAGTTAAGGCACAATTCGAAGCCCGCTACACCGCTGAACTCGAAACCGAGAAGGCCCGTGTTGCTAAGGAAGACTTTGACGCTGCTGACGCAGTTGCTCAACTTAAGGATGAGTTTATGGCTCTCCGCAAGTCCTTAGAAGAGGGTGACGCTACTATCGCAAAATCGGTTGAGGCCCACGCTGAAATTACAGAAGACCTTTCCCGTGTGAACGAAATGTCGTGGAGCGAGGCTCACGACTTATTTAACAAATTAAACTGAGGTGAAAAAGATGACAGGATATTATAAAACAATTCAAGATTTAGAACGAGCAACATACGGTGCATTTGGCGGCGACCGACTACTTAAGTCAACAGGCGCAACCACCGGTATTGAAGGACGCCACTTTTCTACAGGTGCGTCCGGTGACGCACAAACAACCGCCCTATACAACATTGTATACGGACAAAAAGTTTGGTCAATGATTAACCGAGAAATTAACGCACTTTCCATGCTTCCCAAGAAGCCGTGGAAGTCTTCTGGCTGGCGTATCTTAAAGAGCCGTGCAATTGGTGGTGCTCTCGATACATTCGATGCTACCGCAGATAGCGGTGACGCTGACCAACTTGGTGGCGTTGCTGAAAACGTTGCTCTTTCTAGCATTACTAACGTTAAGCCAGATTACGACGTGCTCAGCATTACCCCCAAGACTGTTGCACACACCTTCGAAGTTTCGGAGATTGCACAGTTGATGGGTGGTATTGACGACGGTATTGGCGACCTTATGCAGAACTACCGTGAAGAAGTCGGTATTACTCACGCTGAAGTTATGAACGCTATGGTTCTCCAAGACCTTACCACAACCGCTGGTGTTGGTCTTGACCACGGTTCCTTAACTACACCCGACCAAATGTTGACTTCTCTTTACAAGATTGTTGCTACCCACGCTGAAACCAACGCTATGTCTAACTATGCTAACAAGAACGACCTTTACGGACAAACCCGTGACGGTACTTCTGCTACTGCATTCCTAGAAGCATTCGTTGATTCTAACTCCGGTACAGAACGTAATCTAACCGTTAACATTCTAAACACCACCCTACGTCAACTTATGGCTCGCGGTGGTGACCCGAAGGTTATTCTAACCGGCTACGACACCATTCAAACTCTTGGTGAACTTCTACAGGCCCAAGAGCGTTTCATGGGTCGTACTGAAATCGTCCCCACCCATTCGGGTATTAAGGGCGTTGCAGGCCGCGAAGTTGGTTTCCGTGTTGCTACATACCACGATATTCCGATTATCCCCGTTAAGGATATGCCGAACGGTGGTGCAGGTCTAAGCGATATGCTTATTCTAGATACTGACCACTTGTTCCTTTGTACCCTTAAGCCAACCGAGTATTTCGAAGGCGGTATTAACGCTGACGTGTTCGGTCACGGCAAACTCGGACACCGTGGACTTTACCGCACCGTTGCGGAAACCATGTGTACCTACTTCCGTGGACAAGGCAAGATTTTGGACCTTCAATGAGGTGATTAAATGGGATTGAATGCAATTACATTTATCGCTGACCATACGGGGGTTTCTGCTCCTAAGGTTCAAGGGCACTATTACTATGTGGACTTTATCCTTAATGTGACAAAGGGTGCTACCGCGTCTGTAACAACAACAGTAAATTATGTAGCCGCTACAAACACGATTACTCGTCAAAGCGGAACTGCTCTTAACGCATCTACAACCTATTCGGTAGGAAGTACCATTACTCTAGGTTCTTCTGCTACCGGTAGTAACGATGGTGAGGTTACAATTGTTAGCATTGATGGTGCTGATACTATGGTTGTTTCAGCCGTTTCTGCTGATGCTACAAATGACGAAATTACGATTGTAGGAAATAACCTTTCCCTACTTGCATCGGATTTGGGTCTTTCCCAAATTAGTCATATTGAAGTTTTAGGGCAGGAAAATAACTTGGTAAAATTAAATACCAAGTTAACTACCGCAGGTGCTTTGTTCCAAGAAACGGCTTCACTTGCCGCTAACGGAGAATATTTGGTTCTTGAACCATCTACTCTTTCAACGGGTGCGGTTGTGAACGGTGACATTGGAACCTTTAGAATTAGAGCATACGGTTTACTCTGAGGTGATTAGGTATGGTGCGAATGATTAACAAATCGGGCGGTACAAAAACCGTTCTTGGTAGAGATATCTTAGGCAATCAAGAAATTGATGTGGCCGAAGATAATGTCTCATTATATCTTCGCAACAAATTTGTGTTGGTATCTGAAGAGGTGGAATCTTCTCCGGTAGTCGAAGAGACTGTCGAAGTTGAGGAAGCCTCTTCAGAACCTTCCCTAAACCTTGAGTCAATGACTAAGAAAGAACTTCAATCACACTTGAAGGGTCTTGGTATCAGTTACAAGTTCTCTGATTCTAAGGCCACTCTCTTAGCATTGGCTCTTGGTGAGGAAGAGTAAGTTTAAATACTTGCTATTACTATTTGTTGATAGGTGATATTATGCCAGTACGTTCAGTTAAGATTACAGATGACACAGTTATTTCGACCGCAGGTGGAACATTCCACGGTATTATTTGGTACGGCGGTGGGGCTTTAACTCCCAATACCTACATTGATATTTTCGATGATGATACAACCACTTCACCTTCACCCCAAATTGCTAAAATTCACACAACCGCCGCACCTCCTAATGGTGATGATAAGCGCGGCTTTGAAATCGTTTGCAAGGTCGGTATTACCGTAAAGGCTGACAATTGGTCAGGTTTAGAAGTTTACGTCCTCTATAACTGAGGTGTGTAAATGACCCGTGTTGAAGACCTAGAAGGTGCGGATTTAAAACCCAACCTACCCTATGATGAAAAGCAGGCCGCAAGGCTAATGTTACAATACATTAACCCTAATACAGAAAGGGGACCTTTTCTTAGAAGGTATATCAATTGGCTTTCAAGCGAGCATGATGTAAGGGATTTTGACGATTCTGAGTTTGATAGAATCAATGTAGAAACCTTTGGTAAGGTTCTTCGCATGAAATTCCTAGACCACTTTGATTTTACAAAGGCTGCTAAGACTCTAAGTCAGGAAAACTTATCTTCTCTAGAAAGAAAGGTTGTTTCTGAAATAGAAGAAGAGCAAGGGTTTAAGTTTACAACTAAGATAAATGAACTTAACCGTCAGGCTAGTAGTCTCGAAGGTGATGAGAAGGAAAGGGTTCTTGAGCAAATTGATGAATTAAAATATTTTAGAGATACTAAGATTCAAGAAATTATTGAGGGTTCAGCGCAAGACCTAAAGGACGCTGCTAAAAATGCCGATGCAGACCAAAAAAATATTACCTTTGAAGATATTCTAGATAATAAGGCTAGGAAATTATATGCTTCCTTTGACCCTCTTGATGAAGATTATAAGAGGAGGTATAGCGTACCTAGGACCGGTCTATATGACGAAAAAATCGCTTTACCACCCGCTGGAAGAACAGAAGAAGGGTCTGACCCAAGAAGTGCAGTTGCGCGTCGTAGAACAATGGTAGACACACCTACTATGAAACCCGATGAAAAACTACAGATTACGGATGGAAACAAATCCGCAACAGTAGAAGAATGGTTAAAGGATAAAACGAATAATCTTAGATTTAAGGGCGTCCTTACAATTGACCCGTGGGATATTGGTAAAATATACTACCCCGGACATACATTATTAGAAAGAGAAAATAATATGGTAGTCAATGATTCTATTATTCTTGGTGATATTTTACCACTAGCGGGGCGAGCAAAAATTAATATGAAAAAATACTCTAATAATATAGCCTCTAAAATTCAATATTTTGAGGGCCGTGCTAGTAGTTTATTACAAAGAAGAGAAAAAATACCTAACTCTCTTTTAGAATACGTTGACCTTTTAATTGAACTATACCAACAAAAAAGAAAGGAAGTTCAAGATATGTTTAAGTCCGGTAATTATCAAGGAGAACTTTCTCGTAAGCTTTTAGAGTTAGGGGACGAAACAGAAGATATTATCGAAGATATTGAAGACGCCGATGAAAATGTAAATTATATTTCTAGTACAATTAGAGGCTTAAGGCGTCGTCTTGGTAATCTAGATACTCTAGAAGTTGATGATGAAGAGATGGAAGTTCCGGGCTTTGATGAATACAATGCTTTATTAGAAGACCTACGTAGTGCTCCCACAGATGCTAATAAAAAGAAGATTGATTATTTCCTTGAAAATTATGTTGAAGAAGCGATGGAAGACCCCAAGTTTAAAAATAAAATATTGGTTAAACTTTTAGAAAGCCCTGCTCTCAATCCTAGATATGTTGGTGAATTAATAATTAACATGAATGAGACTATGACTAAATTTAATTTAAAACTAATTGCACCTCAAGAGATTGAACCTACTCTTAGTAGAAATATTAGACGACAGACTGTAGATGAAAGAGCTAGAGAAAAACTTATGCAAGGATTTAGTACTCGTCTTGCAGGTCGTGGTGCTAGAAATGAAATTTTAGAACCTGCCTTAATTTCTATGATTAACATAACTAGAACAAGGCTAGCAGCTTTAGACGCTTTGTTAACGAGTTCATTATATCAGGAGGAAGAGTAATGGTAAGAATAGTTTCACCGTCAGATGCATCTTTAAACGCAACAAATTATACCAATGGTGTAGGTTCCTATACTACAGCAGTAAAGGTTGCTGCACTATTAGGCATTTCAGACTTTTCTTCCTCCACATCTCCCACACTTGCAGAAGTGGGCGACCTCATTCGACGTTGTGAGGACTACATTGACCATGCTGCAAATGATTCTTGGAGAGAGAATCTAGTTGAAAATGAGTTTCATGACTTTGAATTATTTGATAGATATCTCTATACCTATGCAGATTACGCGGGTAAGGTTCGATTAGAAAACGAACACGTTCGCAAGATTATTCGTATACAATCTTGGGAAGGTGGGAATTACAAAGATTTAGCATCTGCTACATGTAAGGTTACTATTTCTGATATTAGTAATATTACATCAATTAGGTTAGATGTTGGTTCCCTACATTGGGACCTCCTTGCCGCTACAAATGCCCATGATGATAAATTTAACAAATCATTTGGTATTAGAACTACGGCACAGGAATTATGTTATTTAATTAATGAGCAAGCACCTGCTGTTACTGCCCCCTTTACGGGTGCTACTTCATCTAAGGCACTAAACGATTCTGCTGGTAATCTTCCTATTTCTGATTTTTTCTATGCCGCCGTTGAAGAAGATGATACAGTAACCATTGTTTCTCTTCTACCGGGTAGCGATGGTTCTTCTTGCACCATTACAACCTCTGGAACAGGCATTTCTGCCGGTTCTTTTACTGATAGGGAGACTTACGACCGTAATGGTAATTGGTGGGATATACGCGATAGTGGAGACATTTTCTTTGTTTCCGATTTCCCGGTACATAAAAAACACGCATTAAAGGTAACGTATACATATGGTAATCCCCGTGTTCCCGCTACTATTGAAGACGCTGCTACTAAGTTAGTTTGTTGTGAAATGATTGCCTCGGATGACTCATATGTTTTATTAGACTCCGGTGGTTCACAAGCAGGTATTGATTTAAAGAGTAAATTTGATTCTTACAAAGCTGATGTAGATAAGATTTTAAAGATGAACAAACGTATAATGTATTATCTTGATGGAAACTGAGGTGCAAGTATGTGGAAAGATATTTTAAAAAATAGAGTTACGCCGGTTCGTATATTTGGTGATGAACAGAATATAGCAATAGACCGAACAGACCCGTATGAGGTTTCTACAAACGAATTCGAGACATCTTCATATAAAGAGCGTTGCGACAAAGCTAAAGAAGAGTTGATAAAAATTATGGAATCAATGCTTACAGGAGCATTTGTTCCGATGGGTGCTAGTAGTTCTATTGATGATGAAATAAAACTAATCAATAATATGGATTGTAAAAGGTTTAAATTATATCTAGATAAATTGTCTCTAAGTCTTTTCGGAAATAATAAAATATCTGAAGAGACTAAGAATAAAATTAAGGCTATTCAGGCGACGATGGTGATGTAAGATGGTTGATGATTGGACCGGAGTTCTCAAAAGAAAGAAGAAAAAAACCAAGAAGGATGCTTGTTATCACAAGGTCAGGTCGCGCTATAAAAAATGGCCGTCCGCATACGCTTCAGGTGCTTTGGTTCAATGTCGCAAAGTTGGTGCGGCTAATTGGGGTAATAAATCTAAAAAGAAGTGATTACTATGTGGGAAGATATTTT